GTGGTGTCATGAACACCTCGATGTCCTCTGCCAGCGTAGCGGCTCGGTGCTCAACCTCACGCACCGTGTCCAGCACGAGCGTGTGATCGCCAGCCCGTGCCCTCTGGCACAACTCGCCCTGCCCGCCCTTGCTCGGATCGTAGAGCAGTTCAATCGTCCAAGTGATGCGAGCACCGACGCGAGCCAGCTTGGTCAGCCACTTCCGCATCTGTGGGGACAGACGCTCAGGCATGCGTCGCTTCTGCCCCTTCGGCGGCGGCAACTCGTCATCGCTCAGTAGTGATCGCTGAACCTCGCCCATGCGTGCAAGTCTGGCGAGGGTGTCAAGCCTTTCGGGATTCCCGGCACGCCTGCCTCATCCATGTGCGATTTGTCATGCTCTCAAACCAGAGGCGAGCGAACGACTCGACGGCGTCAGTGCCGACGTCCGAGTAGAGTGCCTTCAGTTCTGGCGAGTCGCCCCACATAGCCTCGACGTCCTCGCGTACTTTGGCGATCAGCACCTTGGCGTCTTTCACCGCAGCCATTTCCGACTCGGGCTGCGAGCGTGCCAGCTTCGTCCAGTGCTCGCAATTCCAGCAGCGACAGACAGCGTCCACGAACTCATCGAACGCACGCCCAGCCTTGACGGCTCGTGGCCCAACTTCAGCACGCAACCGGCTGCGGAGGTGCGGCAGCATCCCAGCCGGCGCGTCACTCACCGTCACCTCCCGCCCGCAGGCCGAGCAGGTGCAGCAGGCGTGAGCGACGCGCCGGGCGGGTTTTTACAGCGGCACGTCGCTGGGCACGGGCAAGCAGTCCGGTGCCCGTCGCCGTGGACGATGTAGCCTCGCCCGCCACAGTCGGTGCAGCATCCCGGCTTAGGCTCTGGCTTGGGCTCAGGAGCCTTTTCCGGTGCAGCTGCGGCATACGCTGCCGAGACGGCAGCCGAGGCTCTGGGAGCCTCACGGTCGATCTGTGTGGGATCAGCCGACAGGGCGGCGAGAACTGACAGGATGTATTTCCACATGGCTACCATCCTTGCCCGTGATTGAGGACGCGGTGCCCATCGGCATCGACGCGAGCATGCACGACGTACGCCTGCTCTGGCGGCGCTGGCTCGACAAACATCATCGTCCAGAGTCCAAGGCGGGCGAGCCGCTGAATCAGTCGCAACACCGGGCGGCTCGGCTCGGGCTTCACTGGGCTGTAGTCGCTCGTGGCGGCCCACCACGTAAGCATCACGGCGACCAGGGCGACGACGACGGCGGATTGAATCTCTCGTTTGGTCATCGGTCTACGCTCCACAACGAGTACAAGAACATTACGACGCAGGCACCTATCACGCTGCCGATGAGACCAGCAGGAGCGTCGCCAAACGGCAGACCGCCAGCGAGCGAGCCGATGATGCCGAGTCCAATCGTTGGAACCCAGCCTTCAGGGCAGCGTCCCGGCATGATCGCCTTGGCGATACCACCGGCGATTGCGCCGAATACGAGCCACATGACGAGCGACATAGGCGTCTCCTACTGTGCGAGATGGAATGTGTCAGCGATGAGGCGAGCGGGTGACGGCTTGCGGGCGGTCTTCTCAGGCGGCGCAGGTGCGAGCCATCCGCCGTGGTCAAGGTTGCGATAGCGGAAGTTGACGCCAGAGATGCTGAAGGAATCGTGACCAGAGAGCATCGCGTCAACCGTTTCGCGGCTCACCCAGAAAGATCCGTCGGGCTGGTCTGCCGGCCACTTTGGGCCTGCATTGAACGAGCCCCAGCTATTCATGCACAAAAGCCCGTCACGCTTGCCTTCGTTCTTGGCGTACCGCACGGCAATAAAGCACATGCAGTGAGCCCACGAGCCGCTTCTAGGTGCGAAGCCATCGGCATCACGCTGCGACGAAAAGCCGACACCGCTGCACACAGGCACACAAAAGCCGCTTTCCAAACTTGCCGCAGCCTCATCAAAGTTTCGCACCAGGGCGACGTTTGTCGCAGTGTTCTTGTTGGCGAGTTTGGCGAGTGCCAGGCCAGCTTGGCCGCCACCGCACAACAGGTTCCCCCATTCCTTCGCCCGCTGCGGGCTGTAGATCGTGAGATCAACGCCAGGATATGGCTGGCGAAACAGGATGCCGCCGACCGTCGGGTCTTTGCACTTGCCGGCGACCCAGCGTGCAGCTGCACCACCGTATGACCCATCGGAGTAGCCGGCCTGCGTGACCGGAGGGAGTCTGCCCGCAGTACGACTTCCCGAGTACAGGCTGGTCGTGTCCACGAGCTTGGGCGGCTCGGGCAATTCGCCCTCGGCCCAGTCAACGCACTGGCCGACGTACGAGCCCATAGCCCACCCAAAACTTACGCAGTCTCCTATGCCCTGCTTCCACGGGCCGAACGGCTTGCCGTACACCTGGCGGTGAGCACGGTCTGCGAAGCGATAAAGAAACGTGTCCTGCTGCTTGGCGTTCCTGATCACGTCCCTGGCAGCGTCAGAGAAAAGCGGCTGGTCAAGTTCAGCTAGAAACTGTCGCGTACCGACAGGGTCTGGCACATAGCCGAACTGCCCATCAATCCGTGCTACGACCTTGTGCGTGGCACGCTCCACGAGCGCCCCAAGGATCGCCATCACGACGACGAACGTGACAGCACCGACAGACCAGCGGCTACTTCGTGACATCGGCAGCAGCCCTCGACAGGTCACGGAGTGCCGACACCCACGCCGCTCGGCTCTCTGGCGTCACAGGACCGCCAGATGAGCCCACAGCGTCGTCTAAGAACTTATGGATGGCTTCTTTGGCGTGCGGCTGCCGGGCACCAATCGACTCGCCACGGCATCGCATCTCACGGGCTGCGATCCTCAACTCGTCAAACGCCACGCCCGTCTTGAGCCGCTGGTCGTGTTGCCCGTCCCACTCAATGCACGACGCCAACTCATCGCACAGAGCGGAGAGCGTCGCCGCATCAGCTGCGGCAGTCGGGCCGATGAACTTGCCACGCAGCGTGAACGCATCCGGCGGCACCGGGACAGGGGAGGGTGCAGGTGCTTGCCGCTGCGGCGCGAACGCAATCGCCGCAGCCACGAGCAACGCCACCGCTGCGACGTGCTTGCCGTCAAACGTCGGCCACTTCGCCGTGGCAATGAACGCTTTGAACTTCTCTGCGATCTGCTGTCCAGCGAGAGCATAGACCGCGACGGCAACAAGCAGTGCTGTAATCACGGCTTCCTCAGTAGGGGCAGGAGAATCTCGATAGTCCCGGCAGCGATAGCGATGACGAGTGCGCGAGCGGCTGGCCTGACGAAGTACCAAAACGGGTACATGGCGACCGGCACGCACAGCACGGCGACCGAGTCGAAAAGCACGCCGACAGCCTCAAGCACGATGGCTCGCTTCTCCTCGCCCGTCAGCGTTTTCGTTGTGTCTAGCGTCTCGACAGCCAGCCGCACGAGAGCGGCGACGAGACAGCCGAACTCCGTGAGCGTCAGCCCGTCTTTCGCAGCAACCTTGGCGGTGACGAGAAACGCCGACACCTTCTGCGAGATGTCAGTGAACGGCGCAGCGGCAGCGAGTGGAGCGTCAGCAACCATGCCGCCAGACTAGGCGGGACGGGACGCAGACTAGACCGGCTCTGCCTGCCCCTCTCGGTAGAGCACCAGGGCAATGGCGGAATAGCACGCAATATCCTTTAGCGTGTCTTCGATGCCGTCGAACTCGCATTTCCCACGGCGGAAGAACGCCTTGAGCCGGTGCATCTTGTCGCTGATCCGCAGGATACAGCCAGCCCACGCCGGCATATTCACGACGTCGGCACTCTGCCTGATGTTTGACAATGCGTCCTCGTCAACGCCGTAGTCGAGCGTCTTCGCCAAGTGCAGGGTTTTCAGTTCCTCAAGGATGGCTAGGAACTCCCGCGAGCCGGGACGGATGTCGTCCTGCTTGGCAATGATGCTGTCACCTGTCCAGCGGATGTCGTCCGGTGCCGCTTCCATCTCACGCTGCCCTTGAAGAATCCAATCAACCGGCACTGTTTCCTCGCGCTCGGCGGCGTATTTCTCGGCGCTCGCCTTCGTGATGTCCTTCCAGCGGCTCGCCACTTCGTCAGTCGTCGTTGTGGTCGTGTGGCACCTCACGCCTTCGCAGCATGAGCCAGCTAGCCTTTCCTCCACTGCTGCCCGCAGCATGGCGTTGGATTCCTCAAGCGTTGCGATTACCACTTGCATGCGTTTCCTTTCGAGAAGAAGTCTGGCGACGTCTGCCGCCAATGATCCTGCGGTGCCGGTCCACTGCCCTTGATAGCGATACGCTCGCTGGCGTGCGTCGGCTAGATACTCGTCAGTCAATTCGTAGTCCATCAGTCAAGCCTCGGGCCTGCGACGTGCATGGATGCCAGACCGCCGCCGTGGCGATACAGAAACGTCTCCATTGCCTGAC